CGCAACCCTTCCGGTATCCCACACACCGTTCCGAACCTGATTCATATCATAGTTCATTGTCGCAAGAGCCATATGGACACCGATATTTCCACGCATCGCCACAAACCGCACCGCTTTACCTGAAGGAGCCCTAATATCACCGACATTCTTATTCATTAGCTCAGCAAGCTTACGATTGTACTGGTTGTAATAGGAAGCACCTACTTTTTTGTTCTCGTATTGCGGATTCAGCTCTTTTTCGAGATACTTATTCATCTCTTTGACAGATGCTTTATAAGCTTTGGTCTCGATCTTTTTGCGGTTCTTCTGCGCCCACTTGGTGTCTTTCTTCTCGAGCCTTTTTCGGCCACGCGGAGTAAGTGTACCATCTTTATTCTGATAGCGTCTGACGCCCCACTTCATTCCGAGAACTCCGTGATGAGCTAAATACCCCGTATACATATCAGCCGCCTTTCAACTTACTCTTTACGTAGTTTTTCCCAACCTCAATCGCAATACCAGTAACAATGGATGTAGCTACAGTTGCACCAACTCCCTTTGTCCAGTCTTTACCACGACCAATTGAGCCCTTTGTGAGTCTGACATACTGTTCCTCGGCGTTCAGTCGATCATTGATCTTCTTAAGCTCCTCTGTTGAGAGCTTGTTCATATCTTTCTCTCTGGCTTTCTTAAGAGCATCTGATCCACGCATACCGGCGTCACTTTTGAAAGTCTGCCAGGCTTTGTCGTTTTTGTCTGTTCTTTTGGTCTCTTTCGCCACCTCTGGTTTTGTTACAGCAGAACGCTTCTCCACTTTCTTATCAAAACCATCGGTATACTTCTTTGCTCTGGCTTCGGCTTTTTGGACTTTCTTAGCGGCTCTCTCTTCATACCGTTGCATCTTACGACGTAATCGTTCATTCCTTTCGATATTGGGGTTGAGTTCTGATCTTCTAAATCTCAACTCCGCGTCTTGCTTTTTCTTTACCTTGGTAACGTATTTGTTTGCGATCTTATATGCCCTATCACGCTCCGACTGAGCCTCGCTGAGACGGCGTTTACCGGCTGATGTAAGAGATCCGTCTTTATTCTGATAGCGTCTGACACCCCACTTCATCCCTAAGACGCCGTGGTGGGCGAGTTCATCAGAATGACGAACCACACCAACGGGCTTGGAACCAACCCTCTTACCTTTCTTTACAGAAGCGTTACCCGAAACATTCTTTTGTGTAGAATGGGCGATAAAATATGTGTTTTGCATCACTCAAAAGCCTCCCTGTTTAACTTATACGCCACATAAGCATCCATCATCGCAGCGACAGCATCGATCTTATAATCTCTGCGTTTCTTCATGAGTTTCCGGTTACCATTCGTATCCTCAAGCGTCACACAGTTACCCATAGCAAAACTCATAAGATCTTCGTCGAAATATAACATCCGCTCCTCGGACAACTTCTTCAGTTCGCCTAAAGGAACGGATTCTGTCTTTGCGCCTTGTACTACCTTTTCGATACCGAACGGACCGTTTTCTGCTACCCATCGCTCAATAAACTCTTTTGCGTTATATGGGTCATATCCTACCGCGCGAATATCATACTCACACTCAACAATGTGGTTGTCGACATCCTCGTACACCTGCATCATGTCAAGAACCGTTCCGTCTAAGACAATTAGCGACCCCTCATTCATAAACTCTTCATACTTCATCCGCATCGCTGCGGGTAACTTCATAAGGGTGATCGATGAGATGTAATTTCTGGTCTTTACGCCGAAACCACCATTTGATAGTGGAAATATAAATGTAAATGCGCAGAAGTCATCGCCTTGTGATAAATCGATACCAAGTGCACACGGCATCTTCCAATAGGTTCTCTTCTTATGAACCTTCGTCTCCTCGAAAGTGAAGAAATACGTGTATCCTTCCATCGGAATCCCAAAGCGCTTTGCTAAGATATCGTTTCTCGCAGCAGGAGCCTTCTCTGCTCTCTCAACATCCAGATGATACGTTTCATATGTGACGGTCTTTCCCAAATTCGGGTTTGCCTTTATCCACATCTCTGGTTTCCCGACTTCGTCAATGTTGTCAAGCTTATACCACCAGATCGAAACATGCGGATTGATGTACTCGCCCTTGAGTATATCCATCAACTCCATCTTGATGGTATCACCGGACCCGTTTCTGATTGTTCCTTCAGAACTCATGGCGATAATCAGATAGTCATCCAGCTTCGATGCGCCCTGCTCAAGGGCACCGATCACATCTTCTCTGATGTCACCCGATAACCACTCATCGACCGTTGAGTATTTATTCTGCAAACCCTGAAGTTTGGTGATACTCATTGGCCTGACCTCAAGAAGAGAATTCGTAAGAAAGTTCTCAATTCCCTTCTTGGTCGACGCGAGCTTCATTCTGGTTGCTTTTGAGCCTGTTGTGTTCTGAAGCGACCCTTCTGTGAGAAACTGAAAGAGCGGACCTCTTGATCTTGCAATGGCCGTTCTGAATGGTGAAAGAATTTCCTCGGCCTGCTTCATTGTCGGTGCCGTTGTTACCTGATGGGTGGTCGCGGTATCAACCGTAAGACCGTATGACTGGTGACAGTGGCCATAAACCGTTTTGGCAGCGCCTCTAGCAACAATGAGGTATTGTTTTGTAGTGAGGCGTTTTCTGATACGCTTAGTGACATATCTCCCACCATGTCCATCAGCTCTTGGCTGGTATATTGATCTGTCAACAAAATAGTACCATCCATATACCTGCTCCCCCCAAATCTTGAATGAGTCGAGAAGATGGAGATCCGCACCGTCCGTTAATGTGAGTTCTTCCTCACAGAATCTGATCCACCCCTCGACTGGTTCGGGATCATAGTAAACACCTGGATTCCTGATCAGATCATCGATTCTGTTCATCTCAAGAGAGATTGTTTCACAGACCGGGATCTCGCCTCGCATCACGGCCTCTCTAAAACGGCCATAGTAAATCGGCGTGGCCGTGTTAGAAAGTGCCATTTCGAATTTCTCCTTTTAATACAGATCAAGTTTCTTTAATTCATCCATTGTCGTCTGGAATCTCCTCAAATTTTACAGGGTCGCATGCAACATTCAATCTCCACTCGCATTCGGCGCAGATCTTCTCAAACACCCCAATTAAAGGACCACCCATCGTGGAATTATCAAATGCAAGTTTTACTTTTGCATACATATACGTCTTAACAAGATTCAGATTCTGTTTGTCGGGGATAAAATCAGACCATGTTTCGTCTTCTCCAGTAATAGAGAAGCCTTCTGTCGGACCTACCCCCATTTGTTGTAAAATCTGAAATACTGCGTTAATGTGTACGATCAGCTCTAAATTAAATGCGGTGTAGTCGCCACTTGGCCCCATCATCTCTCGTATAGTTTTAAGGATACTCTCTTCCATTTTGAATTATTTCCTCCACGGGCAAGTGTCGTTCGCTCTCCGCTCTACATTCATGACCCCAACTAGCAGTGAGCGATAGTGTATAGCATCGTGTGTATTACGAGATACTAAAATTAGATTATCCGGATCTAATAGTGAGTCTGAAGAATGGATCAGATCGTCTGATGTAATAGGATTTATGTGATGTATATAGAACCCGAATTCTATTTCATGTCCTTCGACTCCTAAATCACAACCATTGTCTCTAAAGATGATCTCATTGCGAATGTTTCGCCACTCTCTTGATCGATAGAAATCCTGATTCATCCATCGATCCCAACCGAATGTATCTTCTCCGACCCTTCCTCGTAACTTAAGGTATTCGAACCGTTCCTCGAATGTTTCGTATTGAACAAGTTCTCTATAACTCTTCCTCGGGAACATTGTTATCACCCCGATAGCTCCGCATCGCATCAAGTGCCTTCAGATAGAGTTCTTCTGTTCTCTTAGCCGATTGCATGAGCTCTGCTTTCGCTTTCAAAAGTTCGTTTTCGTTAATCAGCTTCTCTTTCTCCAGTCGCTCCTTTGTAGAACCGAGCTTCAGATAATGCGTAATCACCTGTGAAGACGCGGTCCCTTCCATTAGCTGCTTTTCTGCGAGATCAACAGCGAGTGAAACCAGCTGACTCTCGCGTGCCTCGGGAGTTAAAGCCGGTCTGAGCTTTCTGGGAGTATCGGAAAGCTTTGTGACTTTGCTTTTTCCCACACTTCTTACCTCCTTTGATTGTCATCGATCATACTTATTGATGTGTATTAAAACGCCCCGTGGGAGATCCCCGGAGGTATGCATATGGTTTTTCTCAGCCGAAAGGAGCAAACACGCTCAAAAACCACCGCAAATACAGAACCTCCCTCTGCGGGGCGTCTTAATCAGAAAAGATTCCCTCCAGGTCCGTCATCCATAAAGACTGCTGCCCACCCGATCGCTGCGACCAAGAGTACAAATATGAGTATCTTCATAGTTCATATCAACTCCACGTCTTGTGTTTCATAAATGATCTTGGCCGCAGTCGGGTGTATAATAAGGGATTATGGTAATGCCATTTTCACTCAATGACGATCTGCTGCCCCGGATAGATCAGATCTTTGTCTGCGATGGCGTTTGCTTTCTGTAACTTCTCAACAGTCGTACCAAACGCTCTTGCGATTCCTGAAAGCGTATCACCGGATTTCACTGTATAGGTTCTCTGCTTCTTACTAACAGAAATAATCTCGCCACCCTTGTCGGTGATATAGACTGAATATCCCTTTGCACTGAGCTCAGCTGCCTTACCATCAGCATTCAGCTTCTTCGAATACGCACCGACTTGCACCTTGTAAAGATCATCATACTTGACGATGATATAATCCTCACCTTTTGCTTTCAGATCTTCTGCCTGCTTCCTTGCGTTGTCGTATGACTTAAATGCGCCCACCTGAACACGCCAAATATCCTGCGTTTGTGTAACAGGTGCCGGAGCAGGAACAGAAGTTGCGCCGCTACCAAGAATCGTATTAACCGCATTTGCAATCTGCGGCATTAGCGACATCAGATAAGGTCCGGGGCAAGATGTCGATTGGAAATCCTGATGGACGGTCATGTTTGCACCGGCAACTCGATTTAATCTTCCTGCCTTCGAAACAGACCACACGAGCTGCTTAATGCCATTGCGCTTACAAATATCCGCAACAAGATTGATTGTTGCTATCAGCGCTGCGTCAGACACATGCCAATCAGGAGCGCCACCATCATTTGCCACTTCTATCGTGACTGCGCGGTTGTCATTGTTTGGTGATCCGGATGTCCATGCTCTGTCTGATTCCGGAACATACAATCCGATCCGCCCATCTGATCCAACGCCATAATTAGAAGAGCCCTGTCTTTTAGGAGAAGCAAAAAGAGCGCCGCAGCGCTCAATCGAAAGGTTACCTGCCATATGATGAATTGTGATCGTGTCAATCGGATGGTTTCTCGGTGCATTCCGATTTGGACTGATCTGCGTAAATACTACAAGTGGACTGTTTGTGTAACCCATGGCTTTCTTCTCCGCTAATCTGTCGTAGAATCCTTTTGAGGTCTCATAGCGCTTAAGCTGTACTGCCTCTGACTGATCCGCCGGTCGCTCAAACTGCAACAGCACAATATCGCTTGCTTCTCTAACATTGTCAGTTGAACAAAGCGTTCTCCAAATCGGTCCATAGTTACTTGCCAGTTCAAAGATCAGGAAGTCAAGCTGCGCTACAGTATCTCCTATTGAAACACCCCTTGCTTTAACATACTTATAGAGCGCCTCTTTCCTGCTCCAGTATGTCCACTGCGCAAGGCCATATCCAGCCTTGTCATGAACGAAGTTTTGATAGACCCCGGAATCGACCGCTGCGGTATATGTTTCATCATTCATCCCGAGAGATTTCTCGTATGAATTCTGAAGATTGTTTGCTCTTAACCCAGACTCATGGGCAAGATTACCCATTAAGCCTGCGGTTCCTTCCGGGGTCAGTCCTTTATCCAGAAAATAATCCCAGATCAGACGTTCAGTCATTGGTCTTATCTCCTTTGACTTGTTTTACTGCCTGATGCACACCGGTTGACGCGAAACCGGAAATGATACCGATCCCAATTGCGACAATCGGGTGGCTTGCCTGGATCTCCTGAAAGTTTGTCAAATATCCGATAAGGCCGATGATTCCACCAATTGCACCACAAGCAAACGGAATCCATTTGTCGATCTTTCCGAAGTTCTTCAGGCCCATACCAACCAGAAAGCAAATAACAGTGATTGCTGCTACAGGAACGATTCCAAGATTCATGATTGCATCCATCGTATTTTCCTCCATTTTGAATTCATTTGATTGCTAGTTTTTCTTTAACCTGGTCCATGTAAAACCACATCTTGTCAATTTGCGTAATCAATTTTACAAGCTGGTCGTGATCTTCTTCGCGATCGCTCCGTAATGCCTTGACTGATTGGTTCATGTCGGTGATGTCTCTGCGCATGATCCTGAGCTCCGCCGTCATCTCAGCAAACTCTTTCGTATTGTCTGTTGTGTCCTTTTTACGAGCGTAGTAGAAAGCGGCAGCTGCAATCGTTAAAGAAAGAAGACCCTGGATCATTCCTATAACTGTTTGTAAGTCCAATCATACACCTCCTTTCTTTATACTTTTTGAGATCGGAGCCAACCATCCATTACAGCACCCTACCAAACGTTAATTTGTGCACACCGATCTTTCCAATGCCCCATGGGCGAGATTCTACACGTTCTTCGTTCCGATAAACTTGATCCTTAACAGCGCCGTCTGTCCCGTGTAATCACCATACGCACGTAGCATGACGTTCTTATTGTTTTTGCTAAACTGCTGGATGATGATGCGGCTCGTGCCGTCCGTTCTGCCACTGCTGATAACGTGTCCGTTACTTGTTATGCCTGACTGGTCGATGAAATCAAAGATCGTATAATTATCAAGCAACGGTGAGAACGAGTAAGTTTTTGTCGCATCGGCCGCGGGCAACGCGCTTGTTTTGTAATAAAACTCATAGATACCGTATTTTGTGCCATCCGTATTCACGAAATCGCCGACCCGCACCACGCTACCAAGTTTCGTTTGACTTCCCTCTGGCTTGTCGACGACATAAGTGTTATCCTGCCAACCGTAATCACCCTCGGCATCCGACCGCTTTGTCAAAATCTGTCCTGTCGTACCGCCTGTCGGGATTTCACCAGTGTATGCTACTGCTCCGTAGCCTTTGGCGAAGATGGTGTACTTGACGTTGACAGTTCCACTAAGACTCTCTTCCATCGTGACCGATGATACTCTGAATGACGATGCGCCCTTGTCAGCATTTACAAACGCAATCGCATTTCCCCACGGTGTCGCCGTGCCGCCAGTTGTCGGCTGTGCCACAACGTCATAATCAGCACCAGACGAAAAGCCAAGTTCACTCACATCTACCGTTGCGCTTGACGACCACTTGCTGTTGCTGAATTCAACAGTTGCAACACCTGTCCGCGCAACGCCCCATCCAGTCGGGGAAAGTGCCTTGCTGGCAAGTGCTTCCGCGACCGCTTTACCGCTCTGTGCATTTGTGCTTGTAGCATCGTAGGTTTGGTCTACTGTGCCTCCACCACTGCCACCAGAACCACCGCCGAAGCCTTTGGCAACGATGACGTAATCAACATCCACAAAATCATTATTTTTATTTATGTCATTTCTACAAGTTACGCCTATTGATGTGGCTGAACCGCCCCAAGTCCACAACTCAGACGCACCCCAGTCCATGTTGCCGCCACCCGAGATGGTCATTTGAATGACATAATCATTTGTGCTTGTAAGCCCGAGTTCGGATATGTCAATGTTCAAATCGCAAATAGTGGTGGTCGGGGATGCAAAAACAAATCGCACTTTCCCTGCCTTTGCCACCCCCCAACTACTTCCTTTTTCTTCAATAATACCTTGTAAGAATAAGTCTGCCTTAACAATATCAGACAATTTCTTAATCATGGTTTTGGCATACGGCGTCATTGACATAGCACGAGGATGACCCATCTGTTCTGCCGTATAGGATTTGCCATACGTACCAAACACGTATTGCGCTTCCGCGTTCTGAACTATGTCTATCCACATAATGTCAGGGGTAACGTGCTTATACGGTTCATTCGTGAATATTTTGTAAGTGTCATATCTGACAACATCGGTCGTGCCGCCTGCCTGCGTTATCCTGCGGTTGCGTAACTCAATGAATTCTTCCGTGTTGTTCTCGTACTTAACGCGCCAGTAGTAGTCCGTCAAATCCGCATTGTAAACAACCTGCCTGTCTTCTGCGGATTTATACTTCGCGGTATATACGGTATTTGACTGTTTCACGCTCTCGTAGAAATGATCGTCATAAAACGATGAACGATTCCCAATCGCAGGTATTTCATCCAATAAAGGAGTATCGATCACATTGCCTTGAATCCTTGCGCCCTGTCCTGCGGTAAGAGCATCCTGTTTCGTGGCAACAAGCGCCTTTGTCGGCAATTCAAACGTATCCTCACCAAGCCCCGATTTCACGCCCAGATTGACCGTGCTCGGCAACGTCCCGTCTGACTGACGAACATAAGATACTCTTGCGTTTTCGGTGTCTTTGTTTGATAAGACAGCGTTGATCTCAGTCGCGCCTGTCGGACCTTGCGGAATTGTGGCAACATCAAACTCGCTCATCTTCGCGGTTTTGGTATTGACGAAATCTTCCGTGGCATATCCATCAAGCGATACGCCGCCAGTAGACTTTTGGTGATACGCACCGCCATAAAACAGATAGTGCGTCTCGCTCTTGATCGTCGTTCCGTCCTGTTCGTATTCGATCAGTATATATTCGTGGTTCTCTTTCGGGCGCTTTGTCGGGTCTTCATCTGCAGGGTCGGGCAACGCTGTGACAGGATGGAAGTGCTCGTTGTCCACATCCGTCATGGCTTCTGCGATCTTGCCGTCCGTTTCTGATTTGGTGTAGGTGGTAGCCTTGTCTGCCTTTTCGGCAAGCATATCTTCTACCTTGTCAGCCATCGGGATGCGCCAACGCTGTGACGATGAACCGCCAGCATCACCCTTTATCAAGCCGATTTCCCTTTGACCGCGTGAAACAACCATGCCGTGACCCGTTGCCCCTCCGCTGGGTGTCTTTTTCCACGCGCCCATCCATGTATAAGCATCATCGTACCAGTAGCAACCGTCATGATCTTCGATCAACTCAAAACCCATTACATTGGTTTTGTTTGTCATGGCATCGCCAAGATACTTCGGTCTGTTTGTCAGATCGTTGAAATCGGACGTACCGCCACCGCCTTCGCCATCCATCACTTCAAAGGACTGTCCCTGCGGATGGTCTTTGTCCGTGATATTTACGCGATGACCGCCAGCGATTTCGGTAATGGTTACGGCAGGCGAGAAGCCGTCATCCCCTTGGATTCCCTGTTCGCCAGTATCGCCCTTTGCGCCTTGCTCTCCTGTATCCCCTTTGTCTCCTTTGTCTCCTTTTGCGCCAGTCTCTCCCTGTACGCCTTGCTCGCCTTGAACACCCTGCTCTCCTTGGTCACCTTTATCGCCCTTTTCGCCTTTCACATTGACAGAGGTCGGAGGCGTAGTCGATGATGTACGTGACCATGAGATAGTGCCATCTGCGGAAACATTCGGTT